CCTGCTCTACGAACTTTAAATCTTCATGGAGAAGGAAACACTCGACTTAGTGGTGCAAATGTCCTTATAACAGCAACACATACAAGAGTTTCAAATACGATTGTACTTGATGGTTCAAATACAAGTATCTTGGGTGGAACTTTATTGTCTGTATCAAATACAAGATTCCTTGGTGCAAGTAATGACTTTCGTGGTGGTTTTATTAGTACAAGTGCAAACACAGACTTTACAGGAAAACAAATCTACGCAACAGCTAATGCAGAGTTTCAAGGTGGTAACACAAGTATTCGTGGTGGACTTCTTTACAATACATCAAATGTTTCTCTTAGGGGTGCAAATGTAAACATCACATCTTCTGTTCATACAACAGGAAACTTTGTGAACAAAGGTAGATTCAAAGTTCTCAAGAACAGTGCAAACACAGACATACTCTCAAAGAGACTTATAATCCAAAGTAATACTGTACTTAATGGTGCAAACACAATCATCAAAAGTAAATTGGTTGTCAATGGCCCCAATGCAAAAACAACTCTTGCAGGGAACACGACTAACGAAGGATTTATGAAATCCAAAACCTTTCGTGAACAGTATGCAACATCAGCTATTTCAAGTAATGCAATCAGTATTGATTTAAGTTCTGCACAGAATTTCAGTATTCCTTTAATTGGTTCGGTAACAAGTGTTACACTTAACAATCCTCCGCCTGGAGCAAATATGTTTGGATTTACCATACTGTTTACCAATGACGGAACACAGAGACAGATTACTTGGCCAAGTGCAGTTAAGTGGGCTGGTAACTCAAAACCAACACATACTGCAAGAAATAACTCAGTAGATATTTTCAGTTTTATCACTAAAGATGCTGGAACAACTTATTATGCATTTACAGCGGGGCAGGACTTCTTTTAATGTTTATCACTCGTAGAACTATGGCAAGTGGTGGCGGTACTTCAGGCACAGATTGGGTTGTGCAAGTTGGAGCAGGAGGGCCTAGAGTTCCTTTTGCTGAAACAGGATATTCGTATACGGGCGGAAGTTCAACTTTTTCGGGTAGTGGAATAGCAACTGTAACTGGCATTGGGGGTGGTGGAGGTTTCCATGACGCAAGCAATGTCTATCGTGGTGGTGCATCAGGTGGTAGAAATAATAACAACCTATCTGCGGAATGGAATGGTAGTCTTGGTAAAATAAGTTCTGGTTCAGTCGGTGGTGGCGGTGGAGGTGACGGAGCAGCTGGTGGGGCATCTAGTACAGATTCAAATGCTGGAGCTGGTGGTGCTGGTATAGCATCTTCGATAACAGGTTCTTCTATTACATATGGTGCTGGTGGTGGCGGTGGTACAAATATTGGTAGTGCTGGAAATGGTGGTACAGGTAATGGTGGTAGTGGTGGTGGCCCTGATACTGGGGATTTACCAACTGCTCCAACAGCTAATCGTGGTGGTGGAGGTAGTGGTTCAAGAACAGGTGAGTCAAGTATTCGATCTAATGGTGCATCTGGTGTAATTGTAATTAGTTATGATACTTCAGACGCAAGTGATGCTGAATTGACTATATCAGGAGGTTCAAGTGCTACTTCGGGTGACAATACTATACATACATTTACTTCTTCTGGAGCATTAAATGTACAAGGAACAACAGGTTCGGAAATTGCTGTCACAATTCTTGCTGTAGGAGCAGGAGGCGGTGGCGGAGGCGGTGGAGGTGGTGGTGGTCAAGTAACTTCAACCACTCGTACACTCTCAATATAAATGTGTTATAAATAGATAAAAGACTTTTAGGAAGAACTTATGGCAGTTGGTACAAAATTTGGCAGTTTAGCGGTTGCGAATACACTTGGTCAGTTTCGTACAGACCATAATGAACTCGCAGAAGAATTAAGTTTTCTTGCAAATACTACAGGCGTAAATCACGTAACGAGTCGTATTTTGTCAATCAAGAAAACAGCTAATGTTACTGCAAACGCAACAGTTTCGGGTGCATTGAACACTTATGGTGGTGCAGTTTCTGCTCACACAAGTGCAAACACCAGATTTCTTGGTAACAATCTTCTTGTTGAAGCAAATACTAAATTCTCAGGAGGTACAGTTTCTATTGGAGGTGCAACCCTTCAAGCAACGATTGCACTTGGTAACACCAATGCTCGTATTGCGACAGAAGTTGCAAGAACAACTCTTGTTAATACAAATCTCGTAGGTACAAACACAGCATTAAGATTACTTATTAATGATAGGGTTCAAGTTGCAAATGTTACAGCTATTGCAGCTACGGCTGCAGCTCTTGGAAATACTAATTCTAGTATTGCTGTAGAGACTGCAAGAGTTACACTTGTTAATACAAATCTAATAGGTACAAATACTGCATTGAGATTATTGATTAACGATAGGGCTCAAGTTGCAAATGTTGCAGCTTTGGCTGCACTTGGTAATACTAATGCACGAATAGCACTTAATGCTACAGGACTTACAGGAACAAATACTGCATTGAGACTACTCATTGCAGATCGTATGCAAGTTGCAAATTCAGCCCCATCTTCAAATCCTGTCTTTACAGGTTCGGTTGGTATTGGTAATTCAGCTCCAGCTGCAAATCTTCATGTTCAAGGAACATTTATTGCAGCTCAAGGTATGCCGATTCGTAAATCAGGTGGAAACAATATAACACTTGCATTGACTGATAATGGTAAACTTATTCGGTGTATCAATACTGCAAGTGCCGTTAATATTCACATACCAGCATACGATACTGTCGGTATGCCTTTGGGTTCTGAAATATCATTTGTTAATGAACTTACTCACGCATCTGCAAATACACTTGGATTTTCCAATGCAGCTGGTGTTACACTGCTTTCAAAAGAACTTGCAAATACAGTTGCAGACAGATTTACTTCTGCAACCCTCAAAAAACTTGAAGAAAATACTTGGATTCTTATTGGTAACTTGACTTAGGTAATTGAAATGACACTCGTATCAGGTTTCGGTAGATTTGGAGTACTCTCAAGTGTCTCTGGAGCAGCTGCATTTTCCTTCACAAAAATTCTTACTTTTACAGCTACATCAACTTGGACAGCTCCATCAGGTGTTACGTCAATCGACTATGTGATTGTTGCAGGCGGTGGTGCTGGTGGTACTAATCGTGGTGGTGGAGGTGGAGCTGGTGGATTTAGGGTTGGCACAGGTCAAGCTGTAATTGCTGGAAACGAATACACATTAACAGTTGGAGCTGGTGGAGCAGGAGATCAAGGGCCTGCTGGTGGAGCTCATGGTTTGCCAGGCGTTGCATCTTCTGTGATACATAGTCCTTCTCTTTCAATATCATCTGCTGGTGGTGGTGCAGGGTCAAAATCAAACGCAGCTGGGCCAAATAGAAATGGTGGATCAGGTGGTGGAGGTGGTGCAGTAACGCCAGGCAATTCAAATGCTGGTGGAGCTGGAAACACACCAAGCACCGATCCAAGTCAAGGTAATAATGGTGGTAATGGTGGTACAAACGCTGGAAATGTTGGCGGTGCTGGTGGTGGTGGTGGAGCTACAGCAGTTGGAGCCGTTGGTAATAATTCAAATGTAGGTGGAGCAGGAGGAAATGGAACTGCTACAAGTATAACAGGTGCATCTCAAACCTTCGGTGGTGGAGGAGGAGGCGGTGGCTTTAATCCAGGCGCTGGTGGAGCTGCTGGTTCTGGTGGTGGTGCAGCTGGAACAGGAAATGACAGTGCAGCTCCCGATGGAACTGCTTCTACTGGCGGTGGAGGCGGTGGCGGTGGTGGTCAATCATCAGGTGCATTAGGTGGTCATGGTGGTTCTGGAATCATTATTATAAAATACACAGATACCGCTGAAAACCCTGTCGCAGTATTTGAAGGAACAGGTATTTATAAAGTGCCTGCAGGAGTTACAGCTATAGAATATCTTGTTGTCGCAGGCGGTGCTGGCGGTGGAAACTGTGGTGGTGGCGGAGGTGCTGGTGGATTTAGAATTGGCACAGGTCAGTCCGTAACTGCTGGAAATAATTTAGCAATTACTATTGGTGCAGGCGGTGTTGTTGGTACTTTTGGAAATAACGCAGGCGGTTCTGGTGGTAATTCATCAATCGGTAGTCCTGTTTCTATAACATCTGCTGGTGGAGGCGGCGGTGGTTCTAATGGCCCTTCTGCTGGTCAAGCTGGTGCAAATGGTGGTTCTGGTGGTGGTGGTTCTTCTTCTGGTGGTGGAACAGTAACAGGCGGTAATGGTAACACTCCAAGCACAGACCCAAGTCAAGGTAGTAATGGTGGAGCTGGAAATACAGGAGGGCCAGCCAATGGTGCTGGTGGTGGTGGCGGATCAGCTGCAGTAGGTGCTAATGGAAGCACTTCTGCTGGTGGAGCTGGAGGTGCTGGAACAGCAAATGCAATAACAGGTAGTTCTGTCACATATGCTGGTGGCGGAGGCGGTGGCGCACAAGCTGCTGGTGGTGGTGCTGGTGGTTCTGGTGGTGGCGGAGCAGGAAAACATAATGTTGTCGGAATTGCTGGTACTGATGCTCTAGGCGGTGGAGGTGGCGGTGGCGGAAGAGATGGTGATAGTTTTAAGAATGGTGGTGTTGGAGGTTCTGGAATTGTGGTAATAAAAGCTAACGGATAGGATTTAATTATGAAAGATGATGGTAAAAAGAATGTTGATAAGATTTATAGACTATATGGTATAGATATGGCGATGGAACTTCTTAGACCTAAGGCAAAATGGGAGATTACCAACAATAGATTTACTCGGTGGGAAGATGAAAGACCTTGCCCAACAATAGAAGAAGTCTATGAAACTATGGAAAAAGCAAAGGAGTTTGAGAACACCATAAATACTATATGGACTAACGAACAATACAAAGAATTGGTAGAGTTCAACAAAACTTTAGATGATGCACAGGGTGGGGCAGAGAATGACAGAATTAGAACGACAAGTGGAATTTGATGTAATAGGAAATCAATCAGCTGCAATAACAGTTTCCGAAACATTAAGAGTAGTTAATTTATTTCCTACAGGTGTCGGTCTTTTTAATCGTAAAGAACTAAGTAAGAGCGAACGTAAGTTTATTGAAGAATTAGAACATAAACACAATAAAGGTAATAGATCAACTAAACACACGTATATTTTAAATGATAAGAGATTAAAGAAATTAAAAGAATATTTTTTGATATGTGTAAACGAATACTCAAGTAGAGTTATGGGAATGAAGGCTGGAGTAGACCTTTACATTACTCAATCTTGGGCAAACTTTACAAGAGAAGGTGAATATCACCATGAACACGCTCATCCTAATTCAATTGTATCGGGTGTTTTTTATGTTAAGACAGATAATGAAACAGACAAAATATATTTTCACAAGAATGGCTATCAACAGTTAAAGCCTGAAACTGAAGATTTTAATGTCTACAATAGTTCTACTTGGTGGTATGAAGCAATAGAAGGACAGTTATTTTTGTTTCCATCTTCTTTGGGACATAGTGTTAGTAAAATAGAAAAAGAAGGTCACGAAAGAATTAGTCTTTCATTTAATACGTTTCCAAAAGGAAATTTGGGATCGAGAGAGTCGTTAACGGAATGTATTCTTGAAGAAAAAATACATAATGTAAAATAAGGAGTAGTGCCAATGGCACATTTTGCAAAATTAGAAACTGTAAGTGATGTTGCAAACACAGTTACACAAGTTGTGGTTGTTCAAAATAGTGATACAGCGGATGCAAGTGGAAATGAAGTTGAATCTATAGGTCAATCTCACTGTCAAAAGGTTCTTGGAGGTACGTGGGTACAAACTTCTTACAATAATAATTTTAGAGTAAGATATGGTGGTGCAGGCATGGTGTATCTCGGTGGAAAATCTGGAGATACTGCTAATGGATTTATTCATTGGCCCAAACCACACAGTTCTTGGCATCTTCATGCAAACACTTTAGTATGGACTCCACCAAGTCCAAAACCAGCTGCAAACGCAACACACTATTTTGCATGGGATGAAGACAACACACAATGGGCTGCAACAGAAGGCACAGAAGGCGCTTAAGATTAAATTTAAAGAGGATTAAAATGAAAAAGATACTTATACTATTACTATGTTTATTACCATTTTCTGCATTTGCAGAAGAAGAAAAGAAAAGTTTTTTTGGTGCTGACTTAGATATTACCGCTGGAGTCTCTTCCGATTATATCTTTCGTGGATACAATCAGAATGGGGGTCACCTTGCAGTAAATGGAGGGGCTGAAGCATCAGGTCGTGTCGGAGTGGTAGAAGTGTTCGGGGGAATTTGGGCCTCTCAGGTGGACTATGATGACGATACAACGTATGAATATGATTTGTATGCTGGTGGAAATATTGACATCACAGACAATATATCTATAGAAGGTATCTTTACTCGTTTTGGATATGATGGAACAGTTTTATCAGACATTGATGAAGTTGAAGGCACAGTAAGTGCATATGGACTCTTTGGAACTTATTCAGTCAACATAAATAATACTGAAGAAGATTTCTATAAGTTTGGATATAAGTTACATATTCATAATGGTATCGTTGATCTACTTGATCATATCGTAGTCGGTATCGAATATGGAAAGTCTTGGAATTTGTCAGAGTATCAAGCAGTTACTCTTGAGAAACAAGTAGGTAAATTTACAGTCGGTGGTAACATCGGAACAAAGGCACAGGCTATTAATATAACATATGAATTTTAATTGAGGAGATTTGAAGATGATTGGTGTTGGAGACTTTTTTCCAGAGTTTAAATGTAATGGTGTGAATGATAAAAATGAAATGATTGAGGTCAATGATCTCAATGAAGGATGGACTATATACTACTTCTATCCAAAAGATTTCACTTTTATATGTCCAACAGAAATATTAGAGATGGATAGACTCGTTGATGAAGGAGTCAATGTTATTGGATTTAGTGGAGACAATGAGTTCTGTAAACTTGCTTGGAAGAAAGACAACGATCTTATAAGAAATATTCGTCATACTTTAGCTGCTGATTCTGGTTTAGAACTTTCTGGTGAGTTAGGAGTTGTTGATCAACATGAACAAGTGTGTCTCAGGGCAACATATATTGTTGATCCCGAAAATACAATTCAATCCATCACAGTTAATGCTCTCGATACAGGAAGAAATGTAGATGAGACAATACGAACACTCAAAGCACTTCAGGCTGGTGGACTCACAGGTTGTGGGTGGACAGAAGGTGAAAGTTTCGTAGCTTAAGGATTAATTTGGCCTGCACGACTCTTTGTTATAAATAGGAGAAACCGACTACATAATAAAGGGTTTGTGCATGGCTGTTCCAACTACAAGAGAAACATTTAAAACTTATTGTCTTAGACGACTCGGTGAGCCAGTCGTAGATGTCAATGTAGATGATGATCAAGTTGAAGATAGAATTGACGATGCCCTTGCATATTACAGGGATTATCACTATGATGGCACAGAGCGTGTCCTCATTCAACATCAGATAACTTCGACAGATAAAACGAACAAGTATATTACAACAAATGATAATATTATCGGTGTTGTCAATGTACTATCAATTCACGATTCAAATAGTTCATCTGCAATGTTTTCTGCTAAGTATCAAATACATCTCAATGAGTTGTTTGATATGTCTCATACATCTCTTATTCCGTACTATACAGCTATGCGTCATGTTGAAACCATGCAAGAACTTCTGACAGGTAATCCTATTATTCGTTGGAATCGTCATGTGGATAAACTTCATATTGATTTCGACTTCGATACAGTTGCTTTGGGTGAATATATCGTCATTGACTGTTATCGTGAGATTGATGGAGATACATATGCAAGTGTATGGAAAGATCGTTGGTTGCAGAGATATGCAACGGCCATGATAAAACAACAATGGGGTTCTAATCTTACCAAGTTTGAGGGGGTTCAGTTGCCAGGCGGTTTAACTTTCAATGGTGCAAAAATCTATGATGATTCATCAGCTGAGTTGTTAAAACTTGAAGAAGAAATGACAAGTGGGTATAGTTTACCTGTTGCAGATATGACAGGTTGATAATGTGGCTACAAATAAATACTTTCAAAATTTCAGTTATGGTAGAGAACAAGACCTCGTAGAAGATTTGGCTATTGAGTCAATCAAGATGCATGGTGTTGAGTGTAAGTATCTACCAAGAACAATCGTAAAGAATGATAGTCTCTATGGAGAGGATATTCTTTCGACTTTCGATAATGCAGCCGAACTTGAAATGTACGTCAAGAACGTAGAAGGGTTTGAGGGAGAAGGAGATTTTCTTTCAAAGTTCGGTCTTGAAATACGAGATGAGCTTACTCTTACAGTTGCAAAGAAAAGATTCGAGCAAATAAAGACAGAGAAGATTACTACAGAGGTAGGGTATAACCTTCTTCAAGAAAGTGCAAACACAACAGCTGCAAGTCGCCAGTACATATCAAGTGGAACTGCAAATACTGATTCTATTATTCTTGAAGGATATGACGCATATACGATTGCAAGTGAAAGACCGATGGAAGGTGATCTTATTTTCTTTCCATTGAATAGTAAGTTGTTTGAGATTAAACACGTTGAACATGAGACTCTTTTCTATCAGACAGGTCGTTTACCAACATATGACCTCAAATGTGAGCTCTTTAAATATAGTGATGAAAGACTTGATACAGGTAATACAGAGATTGATGCAATCGAGTCAGCATTCTCAAGAGATGCTCTTCTTTATCAAGTTCAACTTGAAGACGGAGATAATATGCTTTATGAGGATGGTGATTCAGTTATACAAGAGTATAGACTCGAAACTCAAGATGCAGCTGCTAACAATGAGTTCTTTACTACACAGGCAGATAGTATCATAGATTTCTCAGAAGTCAATCCGTTTAGTGAAGTGGATAGGTATTAATGTTTGGAGCTCAATACTACAATCAGATAGTTCGTAAATATATTATTGGATTTGGAAACTTATTCAATGATATTGTTGTACAAAGACTTAACTCAGCAGGAGCTCGAGTTCAATCAATTGCCGTTCCTGTTGCATATGGGCCAAAAGAAAAGTTTCTTGTTCGCCTTGCACAAGACTCTAATCTTGAAAAAGAAGT